CAACCTTTGCGTTGATAGCAGTTTCGAAAATGGTGCGTGCTTTCTCTTGGAATTCCTCAGAAAGCTCTTCACCAGCGAGGAGAGCTTCAACATCTTCTTCGATGCTATACTCAACTGCAGGTGCTTCTTCTTCAGCAACAACTTCTTCTTCGGTTACTTCTTCTTCAGCAACGATTTCGGTTGCTTCTTCTTCAGTAACTTCTTCTTCGTTGACAATCTCTTGACCGTCTTCGATTTCGTCAGATACTGCTTCGGCAGGTGCTGCCTTAGCATTGACGACATCTTTGACCTGCTTCAGAGTTGCAGCAGGATCCTTGAGTTTTGCTGAATCGTCATCGGGACGATAATTTTCGGGAGTAGGTCCGCCGAGATCTTCAACTGGAATGCCAGCTGAAGGCATTGGCTCAGCAGGAGCAGCCCCTTTGGTTACTACGTTTTCCATTTCTTGTAAATTGCTACCAACGGACATTTGTTTTTCTGATTACTTGTTATAATCTATATTTATTTATAAATCAAAGATTTGAGAGGAAATTGTTGAATAAATTCAACTTATGCTCCTCAAGTCTTCTTTGGTCAACGAGAGTGTTAATACGTCTCTTTGTGTTTTCTGCGAGTTGCTCACGAAGGATTCCTCCTTCCCAAACCCACTCTTTTCCTTCCATGATTCCTGAAACAAAAGCATCAGGTGCAGAAGGATCGGCAACGATATCAGCAGCAGTTGCTAACATGAAATCTTCACCGACAATCTTATGACCCTCATTGGTCATCTTGAGTGAACCAACACCACGAGAAGAAACGCCAAGAGTAACTCCTTCACTAATAAGAGAAGAAGCAATCTTACCCATAGGAGTAGAAAGAAGTTGTGCTTTTCCTACAAAGTTGTTTCCTTCTCTGTGGAGATCACAAATCTTATGAGAAACTCGATCAAGGTTTACGGTAGGACCGTCAGGGTGACCAAGTTCACCAAGAGCACGCCCTTTCAGGACAAAACTCTCATTATAACGGTTGACTTCTTTCTCCATGATTGACATGGGATACATTCTACCGTTACGGTTTACTTGCTCTGCTTGCAAGAAAATACCTTGAATATAGCACTTCTTAGAAGCACCTTTTCCTTCGGTAATAAATTCTACCTTGTTAATTTCTTCTGTGATAAGTTTCATTTGTTTATCCAGTGAATCCTACTTTTGTCGCTCTTACTGATGTTGATGATGCCCAAATAACATAACTAGGTGGCTTCTCAAGAAGTTCGACATGACTTTGTGGCATAGTGAAGGTGACTGTATCACCAGCACCAACCGTGCTTGCCATACTGACAGTTGCAGTACCAGCAACACCATTAAAAAGTCTAACTACGCTAGCATTGGATACGTTTGTACCATCACCAGATGTAGTTCCCAGTGCTACTTCGTTCCCAATTAATAAAGTTCTTGCCATTACTCTTGATCCTCTTCTGATTCTTGCTCAACATCATCTTGATCAATACCAAAGAGACTTGACGCTACATAAGGTCTAGCACCATCAATTCTTTCAGCAGCTTTTGCATATAAAACGCTTTTAATAGCATCAGAAACCTCTGAAGGCTTAGCGCCAGTTGCAATCAGGTCGATAACGTTATCCATAAAATATTAATGTATTATATTTTATATTTATATCTCAGCCTTTTTGGTGTCCTTTTGCATCTGAGCATCTGTCGCTGCTGCTTGTGCTTCCATATCTGGTTCGACAGGAACTTGACCCATTCCCATCGGATCTTGACCCATTGCCATTGGGTCTTCACCACCAGGTAAAGGTTCTCCCGTAACTGGATCTACCGTTCCAGGAGCTGGGATAATACCTTTATTAATTTCATCTTCAATCTGCTCATCAATCTCAATGATTTCTGAGTCAGTTTGACGCAATACTTTCTTTCTTACATATTCGGTAGAGTAATACTTGCCAATGTAAGGTTCAATAGTTGCAAGATTGCCGAGTCTGCTTTGAAGCATTTCAGATTCTTTCAACTCTGCAAACTGGTTGTCATACAAGAAGTCATATTGAATATGGTCGGACATGATCTCCCAGTCTTCGGGAGTAACAATGTTCTTGAGGATAAGTTGAGTTCTCAACATGTCATTAAACATTTGAGAGAATCTCTTTCTCAGACGACCAACAAACTTAGCAAACTTAAGTTCGTCTCTCAGAATCTCAGAAGAACGACCAAGGTTAAAACCACCATCAGCAGCGATTCTAGATTCTGGAACTCCAAGTGATCTGTAGAGTTTCTTTTGGAAATACTCAATATCAGCAAGTTCACCTAAGTTTTGTCCACCAGGAAGTGTAGTGATTTCTGTACCACGACCGCCTTCTCTTCTTGGAAGCCAGAAGTCTTCCATCATGGACATAAACTTACGGTCATCACGAACTTCGCCCGTGTTGGCATCATAAGCAAGTTTATTTCTGTAGCGAGACATAACCTCTTTGAGGTATTGCTCTGCTTTTACCTTAGGAAGATTACCAACGTCAATATAGAAAATACGACGCTCAGGTGCTCTGGACAAACGATAGATAACCAGAGAATCCTCAATCATTCTGAGTTGATTGAGTGCTTTGACTGCTTTATGAAGATATGAAAGAACCGTTCCTTTGTTTCTATCTACAAGACCAGAACTACAATAAACAACCGAATCTTTTGCAATCTTTACAGAGTCTTTTTTACTTGCAGAACCACTAAATGTTCCACTTGGATAGTTTGACTTTGGAGTATAAACGAAATACTCTTCAATTTGTGGTTCTAAAGTTATCTCTACTTGATTTTTTTGAGCAACTCCAGGAATCCTAATATCCATCCTAGGATCTTTCTTTTTCTCCTGACGGACATACTTCATTTTCATTGGGTCAATATATCTCAGGTCTTGGATGCCTGCCTGAGGATTCTTGACATCAATGACTTTGAGGTAGTATACTCTACCGTCAACATACCAGTTTCTAAAGATTTCGTGTGCTTTTCTGTCGAAATCCATTATCTCTTTGAGATATTTGAACTCCTCTCTGATTACTTTTTTGAGTTTATCGCTAGCATTAAGATTGGAAAGTTCAATCTCTACTGGTGAATCGTAGAGATCACTAACGATTGCCTCATTTACAACGTCTTCAATAGCACCATCACATTCTGGGTGAAGTGCCATTTCACGGTATCTTTTGATTAGATCATGCTCAGTCTTATATACGCCTTCAATATCTACATATTGACCATAAAAACCACTCGCAATATAATTGTCAACCCCGTCCTCATTGGTTTGAGGAACGGGGGACATTACTGAGGGTGGTTTTTGGTTACTGTCAATAGAAAAACCAAAAAGTCTTGCCATCGTATAATAAGTCTACTTGTTATGGACTATTTAGTTGATGTCTTCGCCGCCTGCATTAGCGCCACTACCTCTTACTGCTTCCCACCACTGAACCTGAAGTTCAACAGTAAACTCTTGAATACCCTGTGCATCATATGAAAGTTCAATAGGTGCTACCTGAGTTGGGAAAACATCATAGAAGTGATACTTTCTGAGAGTTTCTCCACTACGATCAAGTTGATAAACATAAGCATCTGCCTGATATGCAGCAGGATCAGTTGCTCCAGTGTTATCAGAAACACGGTTGATTGTATTCATCCACTTTTCGAAAGCAGAACGAATAGCAAAGTCGGTGTCGTTGATAACAGTGATTGACCAGGTATCAAAGGTTCTGTCGCCAGCAATCTTCAGGACTCTTCCTCTGAAGGGAACTTCGATTGGAGCAACGTTTGATGCTGGAAGGTTTGCTGCTTTGACAAGGAATCTTGCCTTGTTCAAGATGTCGTTAGCGTCAGCGACTCCAACCAGAGCGGGGAACGAAAGTTCCACCTCAAACAGGTTGGAGCGTGCGCCGCCACCAGCAAGCTTACTCTTGAAGTCAGTAATCTTTCTTAGTGGGGGTGGATTAAGTTGATTTCTAGTTGCCATTGTTTTTTGCCTCTAAGTTGGATTAATAATGATCAAACGTTACCGATTACTTCTTCAAAAGAAACACCAGTTCTGGTGGCTACGAAGGTCAGACCAATGAAGTTGATTGATCTGTTTGGTTTGATGAAGATGTCAGCGACAAACTCATTATTGTCGATAACAGCAGCAGTGTTATTGGTCTCATCACAAATAACAACATAATCAAAGATTCCTCTCTTGGATTGAACATCGCGGAGGAAAGGTTCAATGATATTCACAAAGTTTGTTCTTGTGATCTCGTCGTTGAATTCGAAGAGTTGATCTTTTGCAGCAGCAGAAACTGCTTGCTCCAAGTAAATAAACAAACGGCGAACATTGATTCTATCGAATGCAGATGCTCTTGCGTATCCAGTCTTATCACCGAAGAGAACGATACCGTCACCAGGCGAGAAGATGACAGGGTTGATTCTGTTAGAATACAATCTATCTCTTTGAGTTTTGCTTGGATTGTATGCAAGCTTGACTGCATTGAGGATTGCTCCTCTTTGAGTTCCTGCGGGTGAGAACCAAGGGAAGTTGTTCAGATCGTTTCTAGCGCAAGTTCCAGCAACGTCGCCATTCAGAGGGACATAGCGGAATGTATCGCTGAATCTGTCATAAGTATACTTATAACCACTGTCAAAGACTGCATAAGTCGATGATGTGATTGGAGCATAGAAACTGACCAGATTGTCAGTGATTGCTGCATCAGAGTTGACCGTTACAGTTCCAGCGGTTCCATCATTGAGGAATGCCAGTCTATATGGGGAGATGAATGCCAGAGCATCCTGTCTTGCTTCGGCAACTGCGATCAACTTATTCGCAAGTGCTTGAGCAGTCTCCTTAGCATAGTTTGCTGATCCCATCAACAGGAAATCAACATCATAGTTATCAGTGTTCTCGAAGAGATCGTAACCAGCGGCAAGTTTGGTGAGGTTGGAAGTCAGAGAACCAGATCCAGTGATGTCAGTTCCACCGTCGTAGTTCTTACCACCGCCAAGAGTTAAAGTGCTAGATCCAGCAGCGCCAAAGATGATTCCTTGAGCATCTTGATCCCATCCCTGATCACTCTGAAGAGTGAAACCTGAACTGTAACCAGTTGTCGTGATTCCAGCAGGAGCAGATCCACCAAATACGTTTCCAGAGTTGTTGGCAAGATACTTTCTCCAGTAAGAAGTGCTTCCTACAGAGTATTCTGCATCCTTTGCTTTGGAAAGTGAGAGGTGCTTCTCAAGAATTGTTCCAGCGTTGCCGCTTACTAATCCAGCATCGTCGATAACAACGACGTGAACTTCGTCGAATCTTGAGTTTCTGTCTGCAGCATATGCAGAAGTTCCAGGTCTGTCAGCGAGGGTATTCCAAGCAACAGTTGATCCAGTCAGGGTGATTGATTGCTGATCAAACCAATCTTTCTGTGCAGTATAAGATGTAGTTCCAGTGGCAACTGAATTTCCGCTGGTATGGATAGCAACGCTACCAGATCCAGAGAATGCATAAACACCAGAAGGTTGATAGTCAACTGAAGTCTCTGTTCCAGCAGCGGATACGTGAGACAGAACTTTGACATAAATGTCAGTTCCACTTACTTCGGTAATGATGCCCTTGAGATGACCATCCAGTGTAGTTGTTGATCCAGCGCCAGGTAATGTTGCTGAGATTGCTTGAGTTACTCCGTAACCTACTTGAATGGTGTCTAATGCTGCGTTTGTAGATACACCAGAAAGAATCTGATCCGCCTTGGCATCAATGATACCAATCTTGATTCCGTTTGACCAGGATCCAGGGTTTCTAGCAGCAAAGGTTACGCCGGTAATGGTATTCTCGTCGTAACCGAGTTGATTATAATGCTCAAGACTCTTGATCTTGATGCTACTTGCTGATCCTACAAATCCGTTTTTGAGATCGTCATCATCTGATCTGACGACTCTCATGTTTCCACCATAAGCCAAATAAGATGAAGCAACCATCCAGTGCTCATAATGCTTATCGGTGTTATATGGCTCACCGAAATATCTGAGCAGATCGGATTCGTTTTCTACTAGTGTTGGCGAGTCTACAGGTCCTTTTGCGAAAGGAGCAACTAGAGCACCAACAGCTCCGCTGGTAGCATCTACTCTACCTACGGTGAGATCGACCTCTCTTACTACAATTCCAGGAGATGCTAAATTTAGCGGCATCTTCTATTCTCCTTAGTCCAGAATTAATCTGAAATTATTTATTAAAAAGGTTACTTTGAATGGGGAAACAGTGCGTGAATATCTACCAATCAGGATATTCCCACCTTATTGGGGAGATTTTATTCCTATTCTCTATTACTCTCTTCTTAGTACACTCCTTACACTCATAAGAATATGCAGATGGTAATGCGCCTCTACCTTTCCTTGTTAGATAGAAATCTTCAATAAGATTTTTTGTCTCACCACAAACTCTACACTCTCTTTCAAAGAATAAAATATGTTCTAGATTTATTTGTGCATCTAAATCCATTAATAGTAATCCCACATGTAAGAGCGATCACCGTATTCATCAGTATGCCATCTATCACCAGATTCATCAACAAAAGTGCTTTCATCCAAACCATCTAAGATAAAACCAAATGGTGCCATGTCTTGTTCTATCTGGTTTCTTTGTTCTTCATAAATTCTCTTACGAATATCATTGCTAGTCATCTCCTTGAAATAATCCTGAGCAACTAACCAAGCAAAAATAACCAGACACATTGCTAGGTCATCATTACATCCTTCTTCTGCTTCAAAAGAATTATGCTTCTGGGCAAATGTTGTAAGTTCTGATATAATATCATAGTCAACTGTCAGTAACTTATCGTCTTCCAAGAAAGTCTTTAAGTTTGAGCATCCCAACTTCTTCACAGCAGCAGTCATTCTTACGCCCATCTGCGACTTCTTACCAGAGAAACCGTGTCCAACCACTTGTCCAGCACGACCTCTCATTGCTGCCATCAGCATATTATCATATTCAAGGTCGTAGTGTAAAATATTAGCAACTTGCTCACCAATATCATTAACTTCAATCAACAACCAAGCGTTATTATACCCCTTTGCAACATCGTGGATAATATTTGGGAATAGCATAGGTTTGATTTCATTATTCCTATACTTTGCCACTACCTTATATGGAAACTGAGTAATATCAAAAACAATAAACGCGGAATAGTCGTTACCCAAACCACGAGCAACGTCAACCGTTATCAAATAGTTATGATCTTCTCTATACTTTTCGTAAATATCAAGACCAGCATTTTTTTGTATCGGGTCTTCATATACTAAGTTTCTCAGTTTTGCTGGGTTAATGAGAGTGTTTACCGAACCTAAGAATTCGCACTCAAACTCAACCTTAAACTGTGCTTCGGATGTGTTGGCAATGGTCTGTTCCTTCCACGCCTCATCTCTACCGGGAACTTCAGACCAATGGACATCAGTTGGCACGTATTCATTCTTACCTTTCTCCGCATCGTGCCACATGCGGTAGAAGTGGTTCATACCCCTAGGGGTAGAAACGATAATTACCTTTGTGCTCTGTCCAGAAGAAATAGTAGGATAAACAGAGGCAAAGAAGTCATCAGCAATGTGATTCGGGATGA